CTAAACTCTCTTAAAGTTCTATATGTAGATTCTAAAGGATGTCCTTCTTCTCCAAAAACTATAATATCACTTTCTTCCAAAAATTGTTTAGCTTCTTGTTTTTGGTGGTCTGGACAAAAATGGAGATCATAGTCGTGTTGTATAGTGTAGTTAAAAGGATGAGGTCGAACACAGATGGATTTAGCTTTTATATCATCACTATGTTTATTTAAACAATATGCATATTCTGTTAATACATTTGCAAAATCATTTTCCGCTATAAAACTTATTTTCATTTGTCACAAAGTTCTTTATTATTATTAAATGCACACCATTTACATAAAGGTGATACTATTTTAGCATATTCTTTTTCTTGGTATTTACCTTTAGGGGTAAAACATTCAGAAATAAATTCTTCCAAGATTCTATCTGCTTTCTTAAGTTTGTTTTTCCCAGCTGCTGGTTTGTGAAGTTGTACCCTATATATAGGGAAATCACTATTTTCCCATATTTTTCTTTTAACTATAAAAAATTCAACTTCTATATTTTCAAGTGGAATTCCATACTGCTCATTAAAAAATTTCTTATAAAGGACTAACTGCATTTGTTTAGTTTCATCCTTTTTAGCTTTAGCATTCCACCCACTTCTCGACGTTTTTATATCGTATATATAAAATTTATTTGTGGGTTCATGATATAATACCATATCAATAAAACCCTTGTATATCAAATTGTTACCAACGTCCATCACGATAGGCAATTCGATACCAGCTAAATGCCATCCACGTTTACTAAAATAAGTGCTACGTTTCTTTTGGAGGAAATTAAGAATTGCTGCTCCATCTTCAAAAAACTCTCTAAGTTCTTCTGGGGATGAATAGTGGGTGTTTTTAAATTTTTTATATTCTTCTTGGTAGAGATTTATAAATTTTTCTTGGAATAATCCCTCTAAATCCATGTCATCTGCTACTAATGAAGATTCTTCATATAAAACTGTAAGCCAATCTTGAATTACCTCGTGCATTGAGGTTCCAAATGTAAAGTGTATGTTAGGATCATTATTATAATGTCCATCTTTATACTGAAGTTCCCATTTATGAGGGCAACTTCTATACATTGACATTTGGGAATAAGAAATCGTTTTTTGGTAAGCGTAATTTACCTCAGGCAATTCTTTATTCTGTATTTCCTTGAGTATTTGGGGTTTCTTTGCCATATAACTTTTCTAATTTTTCTAAATAAAGTATAGCATCCATAAGTTCCTCTTTCATATGAGTAACCCATTCTCCAAATACTAAATCTTCCCTATCTAAATCAACACCATATTTATTTTTACCAAACTCTGCTCGTTCAGTAAATTGTTTTAAAACTGATTTTACTATACTGTCCATTTTATTTAAACATTTTTATTACCTCTTTATCCTGGTAGCCAGCTTTATATAGCATATCTTCTAAGACATCATTATCTAAAGTAGCAACTGCTGTTGCTGCTTCACGGGTAGAACATTCATAAATCTTAGATAAGGCCTCTACTAATTCAATTGTAGGTTGTTTCATTTTTGATTTTATATATTTTAACCAAACATTTTGTTTAGGTAATAAACCACAGTATACTGTATAATATTTTTTCTTATCAGTATAAGGAATGGTTTGAACATAATTGATTAATTCAATAAAAGGTTGATGCATAGATAAAAAACGATTAACCATATAAGGATTAAAGGACTCCTTCTCCTTATCGGTGAAGGAGTCCCAATCGCGTTTCTTACCTGTCAGTTCCTTTAACCAATCAAATAGTGTCATAATCCTCTCTAAGTTCAGGTGGTAAGGTATCCTTTAAGATTTTACCTGTAGCACCATCATAAAAAATTGGAATGGGCATAATTGCATCTTCATCCCCACCTGTAATAAAGCGAGATACTTTTCTAAGGATTACTCCTTGTTTCCAAATATCCTTACCTTCAGGGGTTGGTAAAGCTGTTGTTTTACCCAAATCAATTTGAGGTTGTTGGGGGGTCATTTCTGATTTCTTCATAATCTATTTCTTTAATTTCATTACAAAAGTAATATATGTTTTCTTTTTTTAATACTGTATCACAATTCCAATGTTCTTTAAGAATATCGGGTTGGATTTTTTCTGTTTCTCTTATTATACGATACAATAAGAATTTTCTATCTCCAAATTCTATTAGGTCTTTATATAACAATCTTTCCAGAGATTTCTAATAATTTAGCAACACATGCCATCATATTAATCTCTTTGTCGATTCTGAAATTTGAGTGATACATGTATTCTTCAATAATAATAATTGCTTCAGCGGGACGTGATGTATATTCGTCCATGCGTTCATATAGCGTTTTATACAGCGATTCAAAATCATTTACATTAGAGTCGGCGATGACCTGTCTAATTTGTTTAAATGACTTTTTATTAGGAAGTAATTCAATTACTTTATCAACATAGTTAGATGATACAAGTGTTTGTTTATCTAATTCTAACTCACCATCTTTAGAAGACATCTGACATACATTGAGCATCTTACGTACATCAGGGTAATATTGATTAACTAAATCTTTTAAATGGTCTGTACTATGTTGTATGTTTTCTTTAGATAAAACACTAAAAATATGCTTTGCTACATCTGCTTTACTAGGAGGTACAATTTTAAGTACTTGGCAACGTGATTGAAGTGGATCAATAATACGCTCCACATAATTGCAAGTTAGAATAAATCGTGTACTCTTAGAAAATGTTTCAATAACATTTCGAAGTGAAGCTTGTGCTTGAATTGTTAAGAAATCAGCCTCATCTAAAATAACTACCTTAAGAGGTTTAAAAGACATTGTACTAGCAAATCCTGATACTTTATCTCTAATAGTTTCAATGCCCCTTTCGTCTGAGGCATTAATGTAGAGATAGTCACAGTTAAGATTTTTAACTAATAGCTTAGCAAGTGTAGTTTTACCTGTACCTGCGGGCCCATAGAAAATCATATTATTTATATCATTTTCTTCTATGTACTTAGCCATAGTACCCTTAAGATGATCATTCCCAATGTAATTTTCTAATACATTAGGTCGATATTTTTCAACCCATAAACTATTATTTGTAGCCATCTCCATAAAAATCGAATGTTTTAATTGGTTCGGGTTTAATTTCTACTTCTACTCTATCTACTGCGTATAAAGCACTTCCAATAGGGTCTAAATAGAAAGCAGCATTAAATTGTGTTTTTTTAAAATATGCCTCCAGTGTCTCAGTTAGTGTAGAATGTATCACATTAGGCTCATCGACGAGAGCCCACCTGTCTCCAGGTGGGACTCTCTTTGCGATGAGTTGCTTTTGTTCTACTGTTTCAAATCCAGACATTATCTAAATTTAAAACATTCCAGGCATACCTCCTAATTGAGGTTCGTCTGATTTTTCTGATGGCTTGTTTACTACAGTACATTCTGTTAATAGAATAGTGCCTGCAATTGAAGCAGCATTTTCAAGAGCACATCTTGTAACCTTGGTGGGATCAATAATTCCTGCTTTGAGGAAATCTTCATACCTACCATTTTTAAGATTATAACCTATATTATGATTTTCACTTGAAGTAGTAGTAAATTCAATTTGGTGAACGTTTTCTATTCCAGCATTTGTTAGAATCTGTTGAAATGGTTTTTTAAGTGCAGCACACATAATATCACAACCTAATTGTTGATCATCATTTGTTACTTCACAACTAGCATTTATGCTAGAACGAAGTAATGCTACACCACCACCTGGGATGATACCTTCTTGAATAGCAGCCTGTGTTGCTTGGAGGGCATCATCGACACGATCCTTCTTTTCGCTCATTTCTGTTTCAGTGTTTCCACCTACATGAACTACTGCTACACCTCCTGTCATTTTAGCTAAGCGTTTTTGTAGTTGCTCAGTTTCAAATGGTGAAGATGAATTTTCAATTTGACGTTGAAGTGATTCACAAAGATTTTGAATAGCATCTTCTTCACCAGCACCATCTACAATTGTAGTAGTTTCTTTAGTAATTGTAGCGGTACGGCATTCACCTAACCAATCAAGGTTAAATTTATCAAGTTTCATACCTTTATCTTTATCAATTACCTGACCTCCTGTAAGAGTAGCCATATCATTCATAAGCAAAGTACGACGTTCACCAAAATCAGGTGCCTTAACAGCACAAACATTAAGTGTACCTCTCATCTTATTAACAATAAGAGTAGCAAGTGCTTCACCATCAATATCTTCAGCAATAATAAGAAGTGATTTTGCTTGTGAAGATAAATTTTCAAGTAGTGGAAGTAAATCCTTTACTGTAGTGATTCTACCATTGTAAAATAAAATAGCAGTATCTTTGAGTTGAGAACTCATTGTGTTATTATCAGTTACAAAATAAGGTGATTTAAAACCACGATTAAATTGTAAACCTTCTACAGTTTCAAGATAAGTTTCACCAGTACGTGACTCTTCAATAGTAACTACGCCATCGCGTCCTACTTTTTCCATTGATGTTGCAATCAACTCTCCAATTTCCTCATCATTATTAGCTGAGATGGTGGCTACTTGGCGAAGTTGATCTTCACTTGAAATGTCTTGGGAAAGATTTCGTAGGAAATCAACATGTGCTTTAACACACTTATCCATCCCACGTTTAATTTCTACAATATTATGTCCTTTATCACTGTAACGTGAAGCAGCATTTACAATTTCACGAGCTAACAAAGTCGAAGTTGTAGTACCATCACCTGCTTGATCAGCAGTTTTAATAGCTGCTTGCTTAAGCATTTGTGCTCCTACATTTTCAACTTGATCCTCAAGTTCAATTGATTTTGCTACTGTTACACCATCTTTAGTACTCTGAGGTACACCTTGATCGTGTTGGATAACTACGTTTCGTCCATTAGGACCTAAAGTTGTTACAACTGCATCTGCTAATTGGTTAATACCTTTAATTAGCTTTTTTCGGGAATCATCCCCGTAATTAATTACTTTACTCATTTTTCAATTACTGCTAAAATTTGATTTTCTTGACAAATTAAATATTCTTCACCTTTATAATCCATTGTGGTAGGGCCCATTTGGGGAAGCAATACAACCTCTCCTATTTGGATTGTGGTTTCAATAAAGTGACCCATTTGATAGGTACCAGGACCTACAGATATGACTTCACCTTTAATATTTTTTTCTTTACCCATATCAGGAACTACAATGTTGCCGTGAACACTTTCCTCTTCTTCAATGGGTTTTACAATTACGGCGTTAAATAATGCTTTTACCATTACATAAAATTTTCGTTAAATTTGTTTAAAATTGATTTATATTGTTTGATATATTCTTTAATACTATCATATGACTGACCTTTCATAGTGTTGTCAGCAATTTTTTTAAGTGCTCCTCCAATCTCACCAAAATGACCAATACACGATTCATAAGGCGTACCGCTACTAGGGGTAATAGTTTTATATGCTGAGTAGTTATACTCATCAATAACGATGTAATAATCTCCTAACAACGGGTCTCTTAGATATTCCATAACTCTTAAAAATTAATTAAATTATTGCCCAGTTACAACCGTAACCGAACCCTGTAAATATACGAACGAATCTTCAGGACTCCAAGTTTTTAATTACTTAATTTTAATTGATTTTGGTTTCGATTCTTTTGTTAGAGGTAAGAATATTTTTAATAATCCGTTAAGCATTTCTGCTTCGATTTTTGATAAGTCAAATTTA